GAGAAGCCTTCAACCACTTGTTTATACTTTCCTTCGTATAATTGCAAGAGATCATTTGGCCCTTTTAGAAAACTAAATGCTTCAACTAAGCATGCATATAAAAGTCCATTGGGAAAATATGTACTTATATATGTTGTTGGATTTGTACTAGATAAACCCGGATCTTTCAAGATATAATTTAACTGAATTGTATATGCTGAACTTGGAGTAGGTGCTAAAACAATAGTATTCTGGTCCCACATACCATAATATTTAGGTTCTCCCGTAGCTCCTGTTGAGTTATATTCAGACATAAAGCTAGTATCTCTATATTCTAGAAAATTCCTAGTTCCACCTGAACCACCATCAACGATTTGAGCTGATCTAATAACTAATAAATTATCAGGAGTATCAATGAATCTTTGACTAGCAACTAATGAAGCTGTTGCATATCTTCTATTATTATCCGAATCAACATCTCTTAAAATTCTAAATTCTGCATTTTCAATAAATCCATCTACAATAGTAGATGTTAAAACATTGGCATCTACTTCTGTGTAATCTCTAATTTTTTGTACTAATTCTGCGTAAGTCATTATGTTATATTAATTGTTACCCTTCCTAAATTTGCTTGTGCTTCTCTTTTTCTGTTTATAGCAGATCCATCATCTGGAATCATACCACTGTTTGATTCAAAAGCAAATGCTCCTGGTAAAGTTAAATCTACATTCATAAATCCACCGTCTCCAGAAGCTTGAGTAAAAGTTTGTGGTCTTGCATTTCTTAAACCTTGTCCATCTGCTGTAGTTGGTTTTGGTTCTAACTGTGGATGCTTTGGTTCAAATTCAGAAATATGTACTCTAGAACCATTCCATTCAATTACCATTTCTTTATATGGAAATGCTTGACCTGATCTATCAGAAATAAATTGTGCGTATTTTCCTTTTGCTAAATTAGACATTTGGATAATAATTTTTTGGGGTTATGAAAGAACTAGATGAAGAACCATCTTCTTCTAATGCTCTTTGTAATTCATCTTCATATAATAATTTTAATTCTTGTGTTCTTTGCGGTGAAAATTTTTGAGATAAATAATAAGTTAAACCTGAAACCATACAAGGAACAAATCTATATGGTACATCAGCGTTATTACCGTAGGCTCCGGCATCCTGAATCCTTTTAACATAGTAATAGTTTAATAAGTTTCCGGCTTCAGTGGCCCCTGGAGTTAAATATAAAGTAATTGTAACTTTATCTATAAATCTTTGTACAAAATATTGTGTTGGTGTACCTGTTTGAGTTTTATTTGAAAGACCTTGATATGCTGATCTATTAATTTTTGTTAATGGAAAATCTGTAGATGAAGAATTTCTGTAAACAGCTTCTAAAATATCATCAACACCATAAACAGCTGTAGCATCAGAAGTACCGTCAGTAGTTGAACGATACATAGTATATGTTGTTTGACCAGAAACTAAAGTGATTGAATTATTTCCAACTTCCCAATAGTGTAAACCTCTATTAGCCCATTCTTGAAACATTATGTTTAAAGAACGTCTTGCTGTTTTTATATCATTACCAGAATAATCAAATCTGCCTAATCTTTCATAGGCTTCAGTAATTATATCATCAATATAAAAACCTGATTCAAAGGTTGTTGTACCAGAGGTAGCCATTAATTAACCTCCTACTTATCTATCAATACAGTTGCTTTTGCACTTGTAATTGCACTGCAAGTCATTCCACCTTTAAACAAAATTCCATCTTCAGGAAGATTAAATGAAAATACATCTCCTGGCGGTACTTCTGCTGTGAATTGAGTTCCAGATTCGTCTTGTAAAGTTACAGATCCTGTAGTTGTTGTAGTAGTTACATTAGAAAGAATAATTCCTCTTAATCTTGTTCTACCAGCAAATACTTGAGCTGCTGTTGTTATTTGAACTGCTTTTACATCTCCTTTAGCTGCCATAATTTTTCTCCTATTAAATTTGTGTGGGGCCGAAGCCCCACATTAATTATTTATTACGCTACTGTTGCGCCACTGTTTGAAACAATAACCCAACCAATTGTACTAGCCCAAACTAAACATACTGTGTCATTAACATCAGCAAAAGCTATGTTAGTTCCGTTAGCAAAAGTAGCTGGAGTAACTGTTGCAGTTCCACCGCCGTCAACAACCATAGTAATGATTTTCATTTGACCAACAGTTGTACCATTAGCTAAAGTCACTGCAGCAGCACCTGCTCCTGTAGTTAATTCTGTAACTAAATTAGTTATATCAGCAGCACCTGCTCCAGATAAAGCTTGAACTCCACCTGTGATAGTTTTGCCATAAGATGCGTCAGTTGTAACTACACCTGTAGTAGCATTTTTTGTAATTGATTCAAAACCATTTTCCGATCGGACTGGTCCTGAAAAAGTTGTATTTGCCATAATTATATCCTCCTAGTGTTAGCGAACATAGTCTCTAGGCCGTCGACTATACGCGTCTATGTTCTATTTAATTTGTATAGTAAAGATTTTATACACTAATTTTTAGTAGAGTGCAAGAGAGCCTACAGTGCGGAGTGGATTTTTCCAACGATGTAGCTTTTTATTAAGTAGCTACTGAAACTTGTGAAGCAGCGTCTTCAATCTTATTATCAAGATGAGCTTTTTGAGCTTCAGCTTGTTTTATATGATTAATTACTTCTCTGACCTTATGGTCAATTTTAACCATATTGAGAGTATATCTACCCTCATTAAGATGCTCCTGCTCCCATTGTAGATCCAATACTTTTTTCTGTTTGTATAGATCGTTCAGATGTTGTTGCATCATTTGTGTTTATAACCTCCTCATAGGTTATTCTATATCTACGGACGTTCTCTCCCGTATATTCCCAAACTATATCATTTTTTCCTAGTTTGTCAACTATAGCTTCCTCTAAGGATTCTGGATTGTCTTGAGACAAGACTTCAAATTTTGAATAATATTCGTAAGCGTTAATTATAACGATAAATTTTTTCATAGTATCTTTCATCTTATTTTATAAATGAGGCGGGATTGTGTCCCGCCTCAAATAATTTAGGTATTAAGCACCTTCAACACCGAAGATACCTCTAAAGTCTGATACACCAAATGAGTATCTTTCTCTAGCTTTGTATCTAACGTTGCCAGTATCGAAATCGCCTTCCATCGCTGTTTTGATTGGAGCTCTTTCGAAGTACTTCATGCCATTAGGCACGTCAGTGATAATGTAATACGCATCTGTGTCAGTTAAGAAATTGTTCACTCTGTAACCTTGAGGAACCATTCCCATAGAAACGATTGCGTTGATATCATTATCAGCAGTACCAACTCTACCTTGAGACTTCATCAATCTCTCTGCAGTAAATTGTAACTCAGAAGGAATAATCATTTTTACTCCTCTAGCTGCAATTTTTAAACCTCTTTCATCAGTCATTGCCGCAATGTCAATTAACGACTGTTCTAATGAAGTTTCGTTTAAGTCTGCTTGAGTTGTTAAAGTATTCTTAACAGTACCTGCGATTGTTGGGTGAGCAGTGTTAAATAAAGAAACACCGTCTCCTGAATCGAAAGCATCGTTAGAAGGTAGACCATTTATTAATGGAGCTACTGCTTTAACTTGTTTTGTGTTTGCCATAGATCTAGCTAATGCTTTTGTATATCTACTAGCAAGTCTGTCATACAAGTTGTCCTCAATTGCTTCTTCAGTTATTGAGAAGGCAAGAGCCACAGTTTCGTGTGTGTATCTTGCAGTGTAAGTNTCTTGAGCATTGTCAAAAGTTACACCTGAACCTTCTGGTTTAACTTGAGCTTGAGCAAAACCTGATAACATTACTTCTTCTTCAAACGCTCTGTCTGAAGATTCTGTAGNNTATATTTCAGCATGCTGATTCTCATAACGTTTATATTCCAAGCCGAATAGAGCATTCAAACCTGGTTCTAGTTCTTTAACTAGTTGTCCTCGTGATATAGCCATAGTTTTTCTCCTCTATTATACGCCTGTTGTTACTTTAAGATTGTGTTCATTGATCATTACAACCCAATTAACATAACCAGAAGTTATGTCATTGTTGTCAGGATCTTTTGATACACCTATGATTTTAAGCTGTGCTGAATTTGTGCTTAATGTAGCATTATTCAATACTGCTTTTGATACATAGTTTGCTGAGTCACCATTTGCAAGAGCGATATCCGCATTGTTAAACACATCAGTCTGCTCAGAAGCAGTTGAAATGTTTGTTTGGATCTCGAATCTTTCATATGGATCGTCTGATACGAACGCAACAATGTCACTTGCATTTACTTGTGCATAGTGATTTGCCCACGTCGGTTTTTTAGTTGTAGGATCAGTGTAAAACACCCCGTTTAATGAACCAAGGATATTTCCGCCTGCAGCACCTTGATCTATTGTTCCAGCCGCAGTCATTTTAACTGGGTCTTGGAAATAGATAGTTGTGCTATCATTTGCCGAAATACTGTATTCACTTAAACCTTGATTGTCTCTGTTCTGACCTACTTTTCCAATTGGTTTTAAACCAAATGGTGCGTTTTTATTTGCCATAGTAGTTTGTCCTCCTTAGACATATTGTTTAAGTGTACTCTGTTGGTTTGAGAAATTCTATAATTAGGATTTCTTAGTACCACCAAAAGTTACACGAGTTTGCCTATCAATATTGATTGGCATACTTGGGTGCTGTTCCTTCATTAAATCGTTATCTACTGCTTCAACGTTTTCTCTGGCTTGTTTTTTATAATAGTCAGCACGTTGTTGCGCGATTTCTTCCGGTACCCTTGCCAGCACAAGGCCACCAACTCCGATCACTCCCTTATATTTGCCGTCTTCGACAATCGGATAATCTGAATCAGGATATTCGTCAGCTCTTACGAGCTCGTATCCAGATCTTATTCTTCCTGCGACATTCTTAGTGTCTTGGAATCCAAGAGTTTCAGTTCTTATCCATCTGTGCCTAAACCCAGTAGGCGCAGGGGGTGCATCTAAACTTGATGGTGGAGTCCAAACTTTCGGTCGAGAATCTTTTTCTCGAGTTTGGCTCGCACGAGTGGTCTTTATATTTTTATCTTCCATATGCCTATACCTCCTTCGTGATATTTAATTGTTTCGCATATTCTTCAAGTGGCACACCTAATTTTTTAGCAATTGCTACTTGTGATGGTGTGAGCCTCACAATTTTGCGACCAGATTTTGTACTTCTTCTTGCAGATGCAACAGTCTGTACAGGCTTGGTCGTATTATTTTCAACCTTAGTTGAACTTGTATCAAATTTATGCGGAAATTCAAGTCTTATTCTTTTATCAATTTCAGCATAATATTCGTCAGATTGAGGATCATAACCTTCCTCTTCTGTAAGCTTTTTATGAAGATCAAAAGCAGTGTAAGTCATAGCAGTATCCTTACCAAACCACGTGTTTTTAGTAGCCCAATCCTCAGCTTTTGGATCAGGAGTACCTTGTGAAATTTGTTGTCTTTGAACATTCAAATCAGTTTGTTTAGGTCTTGATTCTCTTACTTTAGCCTCTTCTTCTTGTTGTGCTTTAGCTTCTAAAAATCTTGCTTGTTTATAACCTAACTCTGATATGGCTGTTAAAGCTTCTGATTCAGCTTGTAAATCATTTGATTCTCTAGCTGCTGCCAGTTTTGCTTTTGCAGATTCTAATCCAGATTTAATTGAGTCTTCTGTAGACTTCATGTATCCGGGTTCTAGTTTAGACAATTTTTCATCAGCTTTTTTCTTATCTGCCATTACTCTTTCGGCATAAGATAAAGCTTCATCTTTTTGTCTCTCTGCTTCTCTCCATTTTTTTGTAAGCTTTGCTATTCTTTTCTGAACGCTTTCAGAATATTCTTTAAGCTCATCTTCTTTTTTTTCTTCTTTTTGTTCGCTAACTTGAACATCAAGCTGCTCACTAGATTTCTCAGATGAATCATTGGATTCATTATTGTCTTTAGTATTTTCATTTTTTACCTCTAGTTCATTTTCAGTTTCTTTTGAATTATTTTCTAGTTCTACATCAACTGATGGACCAGATGTATCAATGTCTACTGTTTTGTTTTCTTCTATGTCCGGCATAGTTATCTCCTATGTTAATATTTATGAAGTATGTCTTCGGGATTTTCGATGGTTGCTAACACTTCATCGTCATTTAGCAATCTTACTTCCCCACCATCTATCTGGATTCTTGATCCAGCATATCTTGCAAAAATTACCCA